AGATTTTATTAAGCACACTCCTGTCTCTGATAGAGCCAATCTCTTGGATGATCTTTTTGGTCAAGCTATTAGTGATGGGGACCTTTTTAAGTCCGATTATACTGCTTATGAGTGCTCGTATGTGTGGGAACTGTTTGACGCTGTTCTTGTTCCCCTTGTGGATCATGTACTTTCAACCGTTTTTGGCTTTCCTGATCTCGTTTCTACTATTAGACGGGACATTATGGGCATTAACCGGATTAATTTTCGCGGTTTCATGGTGTATATCCTGTGTACGCTCATGTCCGGCGAATTCATCACCTCTGCACTTAATTCTTTCTGTAATGCCGCCTGCATTAGATTCGTGGCTGACAAGTCTAGTGCCTCTCTTGGGCCACTGAAAGTTGAGGGTGATGATTCCATTTTCTGGGTTATTGCGGGGAAAATGAATATAAAGATATGGCAGGGTTTGGGTTTGACTGTGAAACTAGAAGAGTGTACTTGTATTGGGGATGCAGGGTTTTTGAGCATGCACTGGGCAACACCTGGTGAAATGTTTAGAGACCCACGTAAAACTATCCTCAAGTTTGGTTGGATGGATGCTCGTTACCACGGCATGAAGGAGAATCTCCGGCGGAGGTTCTTAAGGTGTAAAGCGTTGTCTATAGCATGTGAAACACCACGTGCACCCGTTGTGTGGGCTTTGGCCTCGCGGTTCATTGAACTTACCAAGGGTGCTGTGATTGGGAAACTGCTACAGAGTAATGCTTTTGACTCTTTTGAACGCCAAAGGTTGACCCATTGCCTGGAAAATTGGAGGACGCCCTCTGCGCCCTCCATGGAAACGCGTGTCAAGTGTGAACAGTTGTTCGACATCACAGTGGCTGAGCAATTTGCAATGGAAGCTGAAATACTCTCATTGCCTGACACCGACACACCTCTTCATCTGAGGGTGTGGCAACCACCAACTGACAATATACATATGTATTTTAACTGTATATCTATAAAACCTACTGATGTGCAAGTGGACTAACTGCTTGCACCAATTTTGTGCGACCACACATTTATGTGAGTGCCGATTAGCGCCGGCTGCATTGGAGCTGCCAGGGACTTGCTACGTATCTTTGTCGGAGGAACGTATCAGGACCGCAACCCTGGCCAATTTTGAACCCTTTACTATCGCCGCACCACGGCATGTGATCCTTGTGGTCACATGGCTGGCATAGTATAAGGGTGTTCTACATCGCGACCAAGTGACCCC